TATTTATTCATATTACTTAGCATTTTCCATTTTAGTTCTTTCAGCTTTCACAGCTGCGGTAATTTGTTTTTGAGTGGCTTTTGGATTCCTAGATTTATACACTTTAGTAAATCCAACTAAAGCATCGGAGATATTATCGTATTTCCCTCCGTCACCAGGTTTGTATGAGTCTTTAATATATTCCACTTTAGCAAAAGGAGAACTCGGTTCAGGAACCCAATCATCTTTCTTAGAGTCAACCTCTATATCATCAGGTGTCCATAGTTGAACTACCGGTTCAGCGAAGTTATAACCTAGCTGCGGGTCAGTTATCCTAAGTACCGACGCTATTTGATCCTTAGTCCCGCGTTGCATTTCAAATCCTTGCTGTACTTTTCTGCCCTGTGCGTCATCTGTGTATTTTGGTGTCATTACATAGAAGCCACTAGCATCCTTTCCCCACTGCATACCAATGTGTGAAGCTGTTTGCTGCGGTATGATTGATTTATCAGTAGCATTGTTAAACGCGTTCACTAGAGGATCAATTTGAGACTTAGCTACACTAGACGCTCCAGCGCCTTCCTGAAGTGAAATACTGTAATACTTACTTTTGTTTAAATTAGATGTCCTATTGCTCTCCTCTATCTGCCTAGCTACACTTAAACCACGGTTTCTTGTGTACTTCTCTCCTATCTTCTTCCACTGCTGTTCAGCTGTTGTCTTCCTATATTGAGAGCCACTCACAAATGATTGGCCTCTTAAAGATAATATTCTACCAGCCCAATTCTCGGTTCCCGGACCGAATCCTTTATTATAATTGCCATCCTCATCAAAGATAGCTCCCGCGTCTTTATATGACTTATGACCTGCTTTTCTTTTTTCATCAGCAACTCGGTCCTCTTCCATTAAAAATTGATAAGCCGGAGCACTCTTAGCCATTCTAGTAGCTGATGCTTCGTAGGTACCACCACCAAAGAAGTAATCTCTAAATTGAAGGTCAGTGTACTCGTTCATCTTAGCTTGAAACTCTTCTTTTTCATTTGCCTCTACATTCTCCCAAGACAAAGAACCCTTTGAAGAAGCTTGTTTTATCTTAAGTTTCTCATATTCTCTTAAGTTGTCTCCAGTTGTTTTATCTTCTTTCTCAGCAAACTTTAAGTTTGACCAAGGGACTTGGCTAACTATCCCACGGTTATCTTGATTAAGTTTAGTCCACTGCTCCCTACTATCAGCATCTCCAAAGTTAACCGCGTCATCAACATTCATACCACCTCTCATGGATTCATGTTCAGCAGCGTACTCCTCATAAGTACCAGTTTCTGCCTTATTAACATATGAATTTTTACCAGTTACCTTATCATTCTTCCATTCGCCACCAACCGATATGGTTGGCCCAATAGGACCTTTTGTAGCATCGTAATTCCATCTACCTCTTTGCAGTAGTGAACCTTCAGCCAAAGCATATGAGTTGCCAACAGCATATTCCGATGCACCTGAACTAAAGCTCGCTTGTTCTCCTCCCGCCTGTGTTAATCCCGCTGCTACAGCAGTCATACCCTGCACATCTACCCTTTGTTTTTTGGCTGCATCTAACCAAGATTTCATATCAGTCAATTGTTGACGGTATCCCGCTGCCTCTTGAGCGGCTTTAGATCTCGCTTTGCCAAAACTAGTGTGAGCTTTTCTATTCGCTTTGCGGTGTAGTCCTGATAATGCAGATAAATCCTCTTTTAAACCTGGGTTAGGTAAACCTTCAGCTATAGTTAAAGCGGTTTGCCCAGCTGTTGAATTAAATGCGTTTGCAAAAACTTGTAAACTCTTGTAGTTCTTTTTCACCTGCCCAATAGCAGCATTACCTAATATACTATAGGCTTGGTTACCTACACCTTTCCAGAACTCTTGCTTTCTCGCCTGCGCGTCATTCTCTGTATTCCTACCCGTGCTCTTGCTTGAGAACCCAGCCTTGTACATCGCGTTTTGGTCTATTGCCATGTTTATATTTGTTTAAATTCTACGTCTAGCATACTGTAATTTACTCTATCATAACCATCTACACTTGTAACTGCTTCTTGTGGTATTTCATCAGACATAACTCCCTGGAACGTTCCCGTACCATCTAACGAGTCTTTATACTCAAAAGAGTATATGTTCAACCCAGCATCTGATTTTCCTATCTTTGTAATATTTTTCTTTAATCTACGGTCAGATTTACCAGCTGTATCCGCATCTTTATTAGCTTCGCTAGCACCAAGCTGTCCAGCTAAAAATGATAATTCTCCTTGCTTTTGTTGAAGCGTTAGATCTCTAGCATCAGCAGCTCCTTGGAGTTTAAACTTCTGAGCCTCCATAGCCCCTTGCCCCATAGCTATATCAGTTTGTTGCGCACCTTGAGCTTGTTGTTGCTGTATACTCGCTGCTTGCTGGGCTTTAGCCATTTGGTTAGAAGATTCTTGTTGGCCTATCGAAGCGGATATTTGTTGGTTTTGTATTTGACCTTGATTAGCCATAGCTTGAGCTAAGCCAGCTACACCAGACCCACCAGCAGAGCTTTTGAGTCCCTGAAGTATGTTGGCTCTTTGTTGATTTCCTTGTTGAGATTGAAATTGAGCTTGTTGTTGGTTAACTGTTAAGTCTTCCATTGTGTTTTCCATACCAGCAAAATTATCTCCAATATCCATTAGGTTTTCCGCACCACTCCATAGGTTGGTCTCTGTGTCAATCGCCCCGAATTCCCCAAAAGCAGTGTCTACTTTTTTACCTAAACCTTTTATTCCCCACTCATCACTACCCCAAGCATCATCTTTCCAGTCACCAAATAATCCTGATCTTTTTTGGTCTCCCTCACTTTTACCCTTCTTGTGAAACGGGCTTGGTCCTGTATTATTATTGTTTTTATTCATATCTTTATATTTCTTTTTTTGAATTTGAAGAGCATATTAGATAATATGGATCCTCTGAAACTTTAACACCAAGAGATTTACATCTCTTTAGCATTCCTTTGTTTTTTGTTATAAACCAAAAATCCTCACACCCTAATTCCCAAGCTGTTCCAATAGATGCATTCATTAACTCTAACACTATTTGGAATCTATCTCTCCCTTTATACTTCATATCACTTATCATGTAATCACAATAACCGAATTTAGAGTTTGTTAGGTATAAGTATGTGCAAACTATAGGTTTACCATCTTTGCAGGCCATAAGTCCGTGCAACCCATTTTCAGGGAGTAAACTCCTAGATGGTGGTAGTTTATCGATGTTCTTCCACCATTCATTTATAAAGACGTAGTCTTCCTCTTTTATAGGTCTTATTGTAATACCTTCCATATAATTTGATTTAATTGTAATTATATAGTCACACTTTATGCCACTAATTTACTCTAGTGCATCGTAAGGAACTTCTCTAAATCAAACCTCAAGGTCACATCTTCGTTACCCACGTGATTAATCTTTATATTACCACTTATAGTGGCTACTGCTCCAGCTCCTGGAAAAGTTAATGTTATACCATCTTCTAAAGTTTGAGCTGCGCTAAGCACTATTGTACCAGCACCAGTAACAGATCCAGCTCCCGACGCAACAGTTGGATTTACCGCAGAAGCATCAATGCCGATTCCGCTTACAGTGCTGATGCCATCCATGATACCAGCTCTCTGTGTGATTGGTACGCTTGTGCTAGCGCTAACCGCCGCTGTAGTAGTTGTTGAAACCCCCGCTAGACTTACTGCCAAATCACTAAACTCTACATCGTAACCAGTTAAACGATTTATCTCAGGTTCTCCATAACTAAACAACTTAGCGCTAGCACCGCCCCCGAAGCTCAATAGAGCTTGCTGGTCGAACGTTATATTAATAGGGTTAGTAGATGATCCTGTAGTCGTCGTAACCACCTTGGTGGTGCCGTCTCTAACTATTAGCGGTTTTATACTACGGGTATCCACTCCTGGTATTCTAACTTTTTCAATCCGTTTTTGGGTTTTCTCACCTTCAAACATAACGACTTCGTCAACGTAATCCTTTATAACGGGTCGAGCCGCAAACAAAGTAGCTTGAACTTGCCTCATACCAAGAGCTAACCTACTAAGATCGATCGACGTAGAGGACATTTCCCACCTATAATTTCTTCTATTACTAAAACTTAGTGTAACACCGTCTCCAATAGTAACTGCTTCTGAAACAGAGAATTCCTTTGCGTTATCACCATCTGGGTCTAGCTCGTCGACTGTAACTACAGAACCACTTGATATACCAGTACCGGTCACCCTATCTCCCACCGACATTTTAGTAGCTACATTTGCATCCATAAGCAACTTAGTGGCTCCATCAAACCCCCCGTTCACCGTGTCTGTCCCAGTAACGGTTGGAAACGTGTTCTCTCCAGGTATATCTACAGGCGAACCAACAGTAGCTGTAATAAATGCCATAATATCATCACTGATAGGCTGTTTATTAATTGATAGAGTTCTAGTGGAAGCAACAGTAAACTTATGCGTAAATGGTATTTTAACTGTGCTTTGCTCTCTTGAAGTACTAACTGTAGCTGACGTTGTATTAGTACCTGTGACAGTCCCATTTGGAGAGTAACCGTTGATTGTGACCGTAACGTCTAGAGTTTGATATATTACTTTTTGCACTAGTCTAGAGTTAGACCCTGTAGTTGAATTAATATCCATACTACCATCTGGAAACCTAACTTCTTTGTAGTCCGCATGCTTAGTATCTTCTTCTGCTGTTAGGTATATATCATACTGAGCACCCGATGATATTAATGGGAATTTAATATCTCCTTTATAAACACCCCCAGTAATACTTATGTTGCTCAACCTGGTTTTAGCCGCTTGAAATAGATTAGTTTGGAAGTTGTAGTAATTAGATCCATCTTTTATCTCAAGACTAAACAACGCGCCGTTGTCTCCGAGAATAGTAAACCCCCTATTCTCACCAGCCCCCCTTATATTGCCTGTGTTTAAATTGAAACTTTTTATTATTTTCATTTATATAATTTATTATTTACTACTTTCTGAAACCTCTGATCCTAAAGAAAATAATTCAATTTTACCTTTAGAATCATTTACAAGTTTAACGTTTGCATAATAACCTAGTAAACTAGATGAATTAACTTGCTTGTCTTTTTCAAACATTATATAAGCGGTTGCTTGGGGTAAACCAGTACCAGTTTCATAAATAACATTTATAGCGGTGGGGTTTGATGTTATACTATATACTACGCCAAGCTTAAAAACATTACTTGTAGTTGTTTTTTTGATATTGCTATTGGGTGCGGGGCTAGTACTATTAGAATAATAAACTATATCCCCTATTTGGAGACTAGAGTTTAGAGGGTCATAAAATGTTAAGGTTGCTAATGGCATAGGTTGTTTTTTACTGTATTAATTATATTTAAGGAATTAGACTCCAACTGTCAACCCAACCACCGATTGGAATAGCTGGAGTAGATCCACTTTGCGAGGCAGTTGCTAACGCGCTTAAAGCTCTAGCTCTTATATGTATTATTCTTCCACTTGGATTAAAAGTTGTGGTTGTAGATAAGCCAAACACTAAGTTGCTACTAAACAAAAAAGAGTTATAACCAGCCCCTTGATATCCTTGAACCGGGAAGAATGTTGTGAAATCAGCCTGAACTCCGTAAGCAGCTCCATCAGCGATGTACTGTGCTTGATACTCATAGCCAACTGGATTTAAATTTATAGGAATGGCAGGCGTATAAGTTAAGCTAACGTTGGTTATAGTATTAACAAAAACGCCTGGCTGCGTAGAAGTGGTAAAAGAAGGAGACGTGCTGCCAGTAAAAGTAGTAACCCCAGTCGTATAAGGGTAATTACACTGTACGGCATCATCATAGAAGGAAATCGGAGCAACGTAATTACTAGCAGTTGCATCATTACAACCTAACGTAACGTTATACGTAGCAATTGGAGTATCCGATGCGGGAATGTTAGGGTCAATAAAGCTAAATCGAGCTGCTTGCTGTTCACCAGTATAACCAGAAGTAACTTGTGGTGGATAATTCACGGCATTAGAGTAACTAGATCCTGTAAACGCTACTTTTCCTGAGTTTGCATATTGTATCCTTATTAGTTTAATTGGATCTCCTTCAATCCAATTGCTTATCGCGAGCCAGTTAGCGGTGTCATCATTACTGTACCATATATGATTAGGGTTGTTAAAACTAGTTATATTACCTGGGTAGTTACTAGTTGTAGCTCCTTGCAGGTAGGCAAATTGTATGTCTCCTGGCACTGTGCCTTTTATTTTTGGAGCATTACTAACGTCCCAGATAGCCCAAAGTCTTCTGTGATTAGCCCAGACACCACCACTCCTCCATCCAGTTACACCTAAAAGTGATGATTGTGTACCTTGATCATTACCCGTCCATAACTCAGGCATAGCGTAAGTACATGCAGTTGGAATAGTAGCCGCAAAGCCCACTGGTGAATTATACTGAACCCCATAGTTTGTTGCTGCAATAGCTGTGCCCGCGTTATTTAATGATGTATCCATACATCCATAAGTAGGATAAGTACAACTACTATCATCAACATTTGCAGTGGAATCAAAATTTATTGCTATGGAATCGGTACATCCATTTATAACAGTAACACAACTACCATCACTAATAGTTGCTTGAATTGGATTTGTATAGAAGCTCCCAGGATTAGGGTGGTTAAAGAAAGTAGCCCCGTTAAGAGAGGTTAATGGATCATTATCTGTACAACCAGTATAAGTACAAGAACCATCTTCTGTATTAGCGAGTGGATTTTCATTTGTAGCATTAGGATCAGTACATCCATAAATCGGAGTTACTCCAGTAGTAGTGTGAACAGTTGAAGTAGTTGATTGTGACGAACCACAAACAGCTGTTATTGAAACATAGTACGTAGTACTTTGTGTTAATCCTGATATAGTGTGATATTGTGGCACGCCACCACCATTGTAGGCTACAGTTGTTGTTGTTGAAACACTAGTGGTATCATTTACATATGTAATCTCATAGTTAACAACACTAGCAGCTGTACTATCAACACTGTGATTCCACTGAAGAGCAATCTCCACGTCAGGTGATGCCGTATAAGCTAGTCCAAACGAAGTTCCAAGTAGACAATATAAACACCCATCATTACAAGATGCTCCGTCCTCATTGTCAGCAGTAGTATCACCACAGTAAACGCAAGAATTATCGGTAAGCACTGTTACTGGATTGCCATATAGGGTAGCTGGATCTAACCAGTTACAAGCCACCGTATCAACACAACCATAGTAAACATACTCGCAATTTCCATCATCTGTATTAGCTGGTGGGTTAACACCATTTAAATTGTTAATCCCAGCAAAGTTTGTTGCATTAGCATCGTTAATACAACCTAGTATTACCGGTACACAAGGATTACTAGTGTCAGTTGCTGATACTTGATTTACGTTATTAGCTACGTTATAATTAAATTGACCAATAGTAGTACAACCATAAACAAATGGAATACAACTACCATCGTCTGCATTTGCGTTAGAATCATAATTTGTAGACTCAAGCGTAGTACAGCCTTCATAAATACAAGAACCATCATCCGTATTAGGAAAGTTCCCATTACATTCACAATTATTACCACCATCAGCAAGAGGATCCATACAACCATATTCTGTAGCAATACAAGATCCATCCTCAATAGTAGCTATAGAACTATAATTATAAGCAGTGACACCGTCGCCAAAGTAATCGTTAACCACACCACTAGCGTTTACGAGTAAACCATTAGCAGTACAACCAAGTAGATTGGAAGTGGTAGCAGTGCTTGGTAGCACGCCTAACCCTTGGAAAGAAAAATCTGCATTATCAAGTCCACTAGTTATGCTTCCATCATTTAATGTGGTATTAGTAGCACTACCGACCTTTCCTTTTATGTAGTTAAACCACTTTCCTTCTTTTTCAATAAATTCATTTATTGATCCCTCTTCTTGATCAGTACTTATGTTTTGTACCTTCCATCCATCTTTAGGTTCTAAATTGTAATATTCGTTGTTATATGTACTACCGCTCACAACTGTTGTTCCCGGAAAATATGTGTTGTAATCTGTAAATGTTTCTACTTTAGATTGTGACCCCTCATAGTTTAAAGTGTGGAATGTTTTAATGCTACCAGGTGATTCATTCAAAATAACATTAATGCTTGATGGTGTAAAGCCATCATCTGAATAAACCTTATAAAATGTATTCCTATCTTGATCTTCATCGTTATGCTGCCAGAGCTTTCCATTGTTAAAAGTGTAGTACTCGTTGGCACAACTAATACCATTTTCAGGAGTGAATGATTTAAAACTCACCCAACCCCTCACATCTTCTTTAAACGAAACCGTTTTTGGAATGTTATCAACACTGTTATCAAGGGTTATATTGTATTCGTCATTCCTATCATCGTAACTACCAATTAGTTTTGTAGATAATTTCAAATTATCTCTAAACCAATCCTTCATTCCGTGATCTGATATTTGCGTTAATCCATCTTTAGATAATCTCACTACAGCGCCTCTTACTTTGTCTGTGAAGTAAACTCTATATGATTCTGATGCGAATGATTCTGGATTTTTAGATATACCATAGTCTCCACTATAAGGTATTGTTTGCCCTAATACGTTGTTGTTTGCTATTAACTGTGAATTCCCATCAGCGTTGTACAATGCGTCTTTGTCTGCAAGGATTTTTAATACCCTATCCTCACATAGGACTATCAAATCACCATCAGCTGCTGATCTAGAGTGTAGTTTTTGAATACTACCGTATATGGGGTTTATGTCTTTTGTTATTTTCTCCGCTTGAATAAATTGGTTTAAATTATTAACACCACTATTGGAATTGTATATTCCAGAGTAGATTAAACCATATTTACGATGCTCTTCTCTATAGTTTTCCTCAAAAGTTGTTGAAGCTTTTACACCATTAGTAATAAATGGTAGGTTAAAAGTATCTCTAATCCTATTTGATTCTACGCCATTTCCAAAAGCATAACAGTTATGCCAATTTAAAGTATAACTTGTGTTGTATAAAGAGTTTTTCAATCTAAAAACCCTAGAGTATCCACTTCCAGATATTTCCAATACCTCATCAACCTCAACCTCAATACCGGTTCCACTTGGGCGCTCAACATACAGTATAACTCCTGGAGTGACACCTGATATTAAATTACCAGCTTTATCATAACACCCACCCGCATTAGCACAAAGCGCTTGGCTTAAGATAATAGTATCTCCAGCAATCGAATTATTACCTATAATTGTTAACGCACTAGAACCACCACCGTTAGTGCTTGACACTTTTGATCCTACGGGTAGAACTGTTTTTATAGTAGACGGGTTTAAGTTAATAGGGTTACTACCACTAATCTCATAGTATATATCTAAATCTGTAGATTCCTTAGGTTCAGTTTCCCAAATAGCTGGATTTGGTGGCAATTCGTTATCCCCATCCTTCACCTCTATAAATTCCATAGTATACCCAACTGCACCAATTCCATCACTTGTACCACTATTGAAATCGCTTATATTATTAGCTGAATTAACACTTAAGCCATTCATCGCTGGTTGCTTAAATACTAGCGCTTGACCAGTAACATAAACATTAGTAAGTGCACCAATAGTTACTTCTCCACTGGTACCTTGATAACCTTTAAAACTGATAATATAAGATGCGTTAGCCAAATTATCACGAAATATACTGTCAACTAAGACCGGTTTATCTAACGCTGTTAGAGTTCCAGAAATACCAATATGTGTGAGTATCATTCCTTCTTCTATTTGCCACCTAACACCATTAACAGTATCATAAGTATTATCGAATGTACTTTCAAAAATTGTTATTGTATTAGGACGACCTGTTACTGCGGTTCCAGCTAATATTGTTTGATTATTTGTCGGATCACCCCAATCACTAACTGATACGTCCACCTTAGCCCCACCAGTTATAGGCCCCAAGCTATCTTGGTTTGTTGGATCCCAGGCTGACATTGCAGGTGTAAACCAAAATCTCTTCTTTTGTTGGAAATTAGATGCTAGAGTATATGGAGTTCCATGTTTTACCAAAAGCCCATTACTGTCTCTTTCCCCGTAGTAATCATTTATATCTCCACCATTATAAACATAAGACCCTTCAGTTGTGTTATCAAACCTCACTACATTATAATTATCTACTTGTTGCGTTATAGTATAAATAGTTTGCATAGGATCTTCTTTCCAACGGAATTGTTGCCCAGATTGTATTTTATCATAAATAGGGGCTAGATGATTATATTTTTTCCTATCAGTGCTAGTTAAATCCCAAAAACCAGCACCCTCACCACCAGACTCCCAGTTTTCATCCCACGTTGACGTGTGGTATTTACCGTTCGCGGCAATAACATCAACACTACCACTTCCATTATACAGCCTTTTTTCATTTTCTTCTGGCTCTATTGATCCAAAACTCAAATCCATCCGACCAATATTAGTGTAATTCTTGACACCTATACCCTGGCTACTAGTAGTATTGTTGAGTTGTTGAAACCTAAACGGACCACTGTGACCATGGTTACCGCTTGTAAAACCTCTATCTATAAACATTACATCTTCAAAAATCTTATCAGCCCCCCTATGTTTAGTATGTAGTGATCCACTTGCTGGGCTTATATAAAACTTGTTCTTAAAGTAAGTTTCATAGTAATACCAATTTTGAGAGGTTGAAGAGGAAGATGACGATCCGTGCTGGAAGTTGGTTAAGGTTTGGGCTCCAGCAGAATCATAACTATCATTAATATTGGCGTTGGCACCAAAAGTTCCAGCTGTACCCGACGCGTTGTGTCTACTGATATGATCTCCAGACATAAAATATATCTTCTTCTCTGCCGACACGATATATTCCTTATCCCCAACATCTTCCACCGCTATATTCTTTTTAAACACCTCGTCATTAAGTATCTTTACAAAAAATCTACCGTCAAATATAGGTTTATTTTCCACCTGATATTTATAAAATCTAATGACAGCACCATCTATAATCTCACTACCATTACTAATGAAGTTAACATCGCTACCGAAGCTACCATCAATCTTTATGTTGAAAGTACTTCCTCCATCAGGTTTTGTTAGTTCTGTAATGCGATATCTATTAGATACTTTGCTAGACCACGTTAAGCCAAATTCTACGTATAATGGATCTTCAATTTTATGCATATCACTTGCACTACCACTTTCGAAGGGTTGAGATGTAATATTAAAATAATCTTTGGTCTCGGTTGGGGCATTAACTAAACTAGAAAACAAATTATTGTCTTGTTGTTTTACTTGTCCAATATTGTAGTGAGAAGTTTTGATAAAATCAGGAGCCTCGTTTTCAATCGCCAGAACTTTGTATCTAGCTTTATCTCCAACCAATTCCTTAGAGTCATGACCTTTCTTTAAGATTAAAAAAGTATCTTCATCAATCTTATTTCTATCCGAAGACGGAAACGATAACCAATAATTTCCATCATCAGCATTAAAAAACCTATCCATAGCCATGTTGTAATACTCTCCAGAAGTTTCTTTTACAAAGAACTTGAAGTATTCTAAATCAACAGGTGGGCCATTGCCATTAAACCCCACTGATAGTGCATTGCTTTTGTTGGCATCACTTTTCGGTACCTTGAAAGTACCACTTGAATTTGTTATAACAGGTGTCTCCCTACCATATTCATCTGTAAATACAACTCCTAGTTGGTAATCTCTAAGTGATTTTATAGATCGCACTGTCGGAGCGCTTTTTGTTTCAGCTACATAAAGTGAGAACTCTGGATAAAAATCTTGATTGTTAACGGTTAAATCATAGTTCTGTAAGTAATTTCCATATACAATGCGATTACCAGTCACCTCTTGAGCTAGTGCTTTTCTCGGGACATTATCCCATGGTCTTAATAGTTGATTAGCCGGCACCACAGAGTGAATGGTATCATGTGTTATTTCGTACGCGTTACTATCCCAATTATTAAAGGCAGCTCCAGAAAGCACTTGATCGTTTGGTTTTAAAGTATCAATAGTATATACGTTGGGGCTAGCGTCTTCTTTATATAGTAAATCAATCCCCACTACGTCACTAGGTATGTCCTGCGTCACAAAACCTCTAATTATAAGAGAGGTTATTGTATTTGTCATACCTAAATTATAACCTTTTGTAGGGTGATAATTGAAATTACCAGGAGCAAATGCTACTTCGGTAAAAGGAGCAAATGTAGAATATTCTCCGTCTCTATACTTATATCTATATGAAAATCTAGGAAACTTAAATTCAAACAACTTCGCCGTCTCAAAATAAGTGTCTACAGCATAATTTAAGGTAGTTGATGTTGTGGGTGGAAAACCTATTATTGATGTAACTTTTATAGAAACTTGTGCAGGATCTCCTGTTGTACCCACTATTTTATTTCCAGACCAATTAACAATAACTCCTTTTATCCTATATTCATTTTCAGTAAAGGGGATCGCTGGTGTAACGGCCTCATCAAATTCCTTTAACACAACTCTTGTTCCCACCTTCCACGTTGGCAATCCAAAAGCATCATTCCCATCTATATCGGTATCAATGGTAGTTCTGAATATATCCCCTTCTTCAAGCGAGCTAAAATCCCTCCTGTTTTGAGACGTGCTTGTGAATGATGATATGTTAGGCCCGCTAGAGGAGCATATATTCATTATCCCAGAGTAATTCTTATCCAAATCCCTATCTGTTATAAGATCAAAACTTAGTGCTGTTTTAGGAGCAGTCCTAATAACGGTTATGTGCTCTTCTTTTAAAGCAGGACCAGTGACACTAGTATTATCGTTTATTAATTTTGTGTGAAGATTACCATTAAGATCAGTACCTCTTATACTTCTTTTTATATTTATTTTCTTTGGTTCGGTACCTATTACTTTACTGACGCCCGAAGTGTCTTCCCTACCATCAACCCAAAATAACATGTCATCAATTATATTGATACCTGTTATTAGTCTTGAAGCGGAGAAATTTAATACCCTGTCGCTTGAGAAATGTAGGTATTCAAAACCAGCACCCAAATGAAGTGGACCATCAAGAGTAATAGTTTGATTGTTGAATTCGCCTTCGCTGATGGGTACAGTTAGAGTTATAGAATGTGGTATAGCGCTGGATGGCATAATAGCTGCATAAGCGGTACAATCAACCACCCTAAATATATTATCATATACAAGGGTGCCACTGCTTAAAACAGGTACATTTACACTACTTGGAGATATACATCCGCCGTTTGGCCAATTTACGTTTGGAGAAACCTCAAGAGTTGGTGGGCTAGCTATTGCAACTAAATTTTCATCCCAAAATAAATCAGCTATCTCATTAAGCCACTGTGAATTTGTTGGTAGTATAATTTCGTTTGTGAGTGGTTGCGATGTTCTATCTATAGTGCTGCTACCGTTTGTCCCCGTCACACCAAGATAATATGGGTAGTAATCAACTCCGTCACTCCCAACAAGTAATGTTGTTAAGGGAGGGGTGATTGTTGCCGACGTAGTTGCTAGCGGGGTGTCTATTTGGAATAAACCACCACCTAATATAGCTATAACTTGTGCGCTACTCATTGCATATACCCCATAATAATCAACTTGCGATGTAATATAATCACCAATTTGAATACCTCCAGGTATACTATTTGTGTTTTGAATAAATATAACATCCATCACAGCAGAATAAGCTCCCTGGGCGTTCGGTAAAATGGTTGCTACGAATCTAGTTATTGGCGTTGGAGTAGATTGGGTTAGCGTAGTAGTTACAGAAGCATCAACCCCGATACTATATGGCGTTGTAATAGACTGTAAATTACCTATATTAGTCACCGTTCGTGTTTGAGGCGTTATAGTACCATCGGAATTAATTCCATATACGCTCATTCCTAGTTGAATGTGCTCTAAGAAGGCTGTATCGCTTAAAACAATACTATTGTCGTTTGTCGACGCCCAGTACGTACTATTGGCTACATCGTAATTGGAGAATATACTAGCCCATTGATCAACTAATACTGGTTCACACCCACTAGCAGTTCTCCGCATTATCATGTCTTTAGCATAATAAGGATTACCACCAGCTGTTAAAGTAGCTAAGGAAGTTCCCCCCAAAATAGGTCCGGCAACAAGCCAATATAAAGAATCGTTTTTCTCGTCTGAAACAGATCCAACGGTAACGGATCCCACTGGAGTTATATCAGTCGAACACCCAAGCTGGTTTCCCAATATGTTTTGAACAGCTCCAACATCAGAACCTTCTGAAGTCGATACTTGTATGTTCATAGCGTCTCTATACTCTCCATTAGGAACAAGTCTCTCATCGAGATCCTTATTCATTTTTCCACCCGTAAACTGATGCTTAATCTCTGACATGTACTAGTGTTTTATTTGTTTCGATTTACCTCTTAAAATTTGAGTAAGTTCTTCTAATTTAAGATTTGATAATCTTAATTTTGCTGTTCTAATAGCTGCAAACCTTTCTTTTTTATATCTTTGTACTATGTATTCCTGTACATTTGCTCTTGTAGATAGTATCGCATATGCTATGGATTTATACATAGCTTCTTCAGCAAACTTATGAACTTGCATTTCCCCATCCGTACCAAGGCTGTCGCTTATGTAATCTAAGATCACAGTTTTTCCACTAATATTAGAGCTAAAATGTATTTTACCAGATTGATTGTCTATATAAAATGACCCGTTTGCTTGAGCGTGTTGAGGATCCAAACCAAATCTTGATCCATCCAATGGCCAATAAGTGTCATCTTGATAGTCATCTTGGTTTTCTGATGATGTTCCAGACTTATAGTTTGACCAAGTTGTAGAGTCTTCTCCATCACCAACTCTAACTACCTTTATATTATCTATCACACCATCAAAAGCTATATCATTCCAAAGTTTAATTTTACCTGTGTTGTTAGGCCCCTGCAGCCACTCAACTGAGTGTGTACCAATAATAGTCTCGTTGATAAGGTCAACATTGTTATCGCTTGGGTCTGAGTTTAAAGTGCTAGCTATAGTAGTGTGATTTGCTAATGTAAATTGACCAGCTGTAGAAGCCACTACAATATCGTATGTTATTCTGTATCTTCTTCCCTCTACGATGTCAGCGGCTATTGATATATACCCATCAGCAGTGGTATTACCTTGTAATACATTTTTGTAGGTGTTATCGTTGCCAGCTGTTGTAGTTATTACGGCATCACCAATAACCCACGCATCTGCGTCTACCGTCCAACCAGTACTACTGTCAAAACCCCCATTTGTAATTAAATTGGTAGAAGATGTTAATGCCGCTGCTTGATTAAAAATATAATCATTATTAGAATCTTGGGCTAGAGGAAGTGGATTAGAAGTTTTACTTGCTGGATATAACAAGTGTTTTATACCGGAAGAATCCACCCAACTAACTTTAGTGTAGTTGACGTAATCTTGTGGTAGTGTCATTTGCAGTGATGGTGGAAGAGTTATCTCCTGTGCTTTAGTAGATTTGAGTGTGTCGAATGATAATTCTTGCAAAGCTCTCTGGGCATGGAACGCAACGTCTACTCTTTTAACTTTTGATATTGTTTTGTCTTCACCTACATAAGCAACAATAAACTGATTAATTACATCATCCAAAGAGGTAAATTGGTAATTACCATGATCATTTCCTTGGTAGTAAGCTTGCTGCGTAGTGTTATCTAATAATCCCATTTATTTATTGTTTTTCTTGTTGTACTTTAGCTGTTTCCAATCCAATAGCTGCTTGTGTTAGGTTTGGTTTTTGCATTGCTATTCCAGCAAACGCTAATATTCTATATACCAGCTCAGATTCCTCTGACAAGTGTAAGTCAAAGTTGATGGTGTTACCCGAATCATACATAGCTCTTTCATTCACCACCACATATCCCCAACTTGGTTTTGACGGGCTTCTCACATATGTGTAGCTAGTAGCTCCACCACTAGGATATACTACTATGGTAGTTGCCCCAGTTCTAACATAAACCCTCCTGTTTGATGATGGTGCAGTTAGAGGAGATTGATTCATGTATAAGAGTTCATTCTGCTGTACCTCTTCGACCTCTTTCCCGTTAGACATAACAGTGCCTAACCTATACACGTTAGCTAATGTCAACCCAGTTCCATCTGATTTTTCAAACACAGCCACCTTTTCATTTAAGTTATGTACTAGGTCGCTATACTCTTCAGATCTACCCGGAACTCTACTCAATTGGTTCAAGTCATAAAAATATTGTTCAAATATTTCTTTCTGTGCTTGGTCGGCAAATAAGTTAAACTGCTGGGGCGTTATATAACCCCTTTGCTCTTTGTTGGCAAACGTTAAAACTTTTTGATATACCGTATCTATACTTATTGCCATAATTTCTTTTTATTTATTATACGGGAATAATCTATTTAAAATATCTTTTCTCTCCCCGCAATTGCAATCTTTTCCAACAGCCTTGCTTACTGTATCTACAACTTTCTTTATTCCAGTTGCCTTTGTTATCTTCTCTATAGTATCACCTAGTCCCTTGGATTTTTCTTTCATATAGTTAGATTTAGTAGTTTACGATCGCCCCGAAGAGCGACCGCATCTACAGTTAGATTAATTTAATCTTTTTTCAATATTGGAGTAAATCTCCATTCCTTCATCAGTCTTAAACCACGAAGCTAAAGCTGAGTAAGGATGTTCATCAAAAGGAACGTTCATTAACTTTCTATCATTAGAAGCCCAAGTGAATGTTCTTTGATCTGGTGATAATCTTAATATACCTCTTTCAGTAGCTCTGATCCCAAAGTTTCTTAACATTACGTTATCATCATTTACTAAATCTAAGAACAAACGTGGGTTTCTCTTAGCATATAATAGTAAATCTCTTTTAAGCTCCTTAGAACTCATGTCTGACACCTTAGATCCAATCTCAACACGCATAACAGCTTCTGCCATATCTATGTCTAGGTTTTGAGCTGCATTTAAAGCCTCGATTTCTAATTCCAATAGATCAATCTCGCTAGAAGCTTGCTCTGATGGTTTAAACTCAGCAAATACTACGTCTCTATCTGGGTGGTATAGTGACAATAATCTCTGGAGTATGACTTTACTTTTAGGCACACTTATAGTACCATTTCTAAATATAACATGCTCTAGTCTTTGGTCACCTACCATCTCGTCAACAAACGAGGTTCTTTGATTAGAAGTGTATTTCAACTCTCTTTCATAGCCAGCTTTCTCGTCAAACCAATGTATATTCGAACATTTTATAGATTTTGATAAAGGCGTCTTGTCATAGAGTAAGTAGTACATCCTATCCTTAATCTCCCAAGTATCTTTTTTTGGCTTTGGGGTCTCTATAACCGCTTTGCTAATTTTTGGTTCTGCAACTACAGTATCTTCAAAAAATTCTGTAACTACTTCTTCCATTGTTTCGATTTGAGGTTCTACCTCAACTTTCTTTTTCTTTGCCATAATATAATATAATAATAATTAGTAAAAATAAAGGGTCGAGGCCGAAGCCCCGACTCTTTAATATAAATAATGCTTAGTTCATTAACATGAAGTTATTAGCACCTTGTACAACTAAACATCTTTCAGATAAGTAGTGTACGTTCATTGCATCTAAATCGCTTGTAGAAGCACCACCAACAGAACCAGTAATCCAAGATTTCATCTTTCTATCATCAGCTTGTGAGCTTCTGTAACGAACATGTAAGAATGGTCTCTTAAGATTTTTACCTAATTGTTGGTCATATACAGAAGAAACTCCAGCAGGAATCATAACTCCTCTGATTGCACCAGCAGTATCAAGTAAAGCACCTCTTGTTGATCTGTCATTTAAATATTTCCAGTCAGATTTGTAGAAATCGTAAGATCCACGTCTGAAACCAGAGAAACCTAAGTTCAATGCCATATCTTCAGAATTGTCAAATACCCCATAAGAAGTACCTCCAGCTCCGTAAGAATTCATAGAAGCTAACATGTCATCCATTGCCAAAGCAGTAGATCTGTTTACAAACATCATGTTTTCTTCAATAGCCCCTTGCTTATCAAACTCAGCTAAGATAGCGTCAAATTCAGCTAAATCAGTAGCAGCATTAACACCAGTTACACCAGAAGTTTCATTACCTCTATCTTCGATAGCAGCGAATAAACCTTCAGTACCAGCTAAATCAGTAGCTGTAGTAGCAGTTCCTAAAGCAGTATTGATAACAGAAGTACCAGGAGTAGCCTTAACAGACTCTACCATAGACATTTCTAAGTAATCAGTAAATCTTGATCTAGTATCACCTTCAGCTTTCAAGTACCATAAGTAACCACTTTGTCCATCTTCACCAGAAACTTCAACCCATCCTATTTGAGAAGCATCAGATCCATTAACTTGGAAGTAATCCTTGATAATAACAGGTTTGTTAGAGAAAGATTTGAATTGTGGTTCGTTAGCCTTAACTTGACCAACAGTTCCTTTTCCAAACTCAGAACCATAAACCATGATAGTTGCAACATCACCATCACCAAAGTAAGTAGTCATCGCAGCAGCTTTATAAGGAAGTACAGTGATCGCCGCAACAGCAGCTCCAGTATCTTCAACAGATACGTAACCTTGCATAGTAACTCCAGCTTTCGAAATGATAACAGTATCACCAACTCTAATACCGTGTGCTCCAGCAGCAGCATTACCATCGATGTCAGTACCAATAGTAACTAAACCCGCAGATACATCAGTAGTAACACAGTTGTAAGATAAATGTAAGCGACCTTGCTCAGACCAAACTACTTGGTCAGAAGTCATAGCTTCTTCAGCTCCCACTTGTGAAAGAAAACCTGCAATGCTTCTGTTTCCAAAAACCTCAGCTTCTTTTTCCATAAGATCTGGTAAATATTGTTGTGCCCATCCTGCAGTTGCAGTGGCTGTAAAGTCAATGTAGTTATTGACTAACGTTGTTTGTGTTGGGGATAAAACCGAATTTAGGTTTGGCCCCGCAGTAATTGCCATAATTTTGTTTTTTTAATTTTTAAATTTATTGTTTTTAATTTTGAACTTAAAATCAGACGAATCTTGTCCTAACACCTTGAACTTAGTACCACCCGCTTCTATTTTCCCATGACTCTGTCTTGGGTTCATGTCCACGTTTTTAGCTTTAGCAATACTATTCTTCATAGCATCAGCTTGGCCTTGTTCATAAAAATGCTTAGCAACCGCATCAGTGTTAGCAGCTGTAAATAAAGCTTTGTGATATCCTTTAGCGTCTTTCAAAACAGAATTTTCATCGACAAACTTTGCCATGAACTTATTTATATCGCTTTGATCAGCTTTAGTTTTCTCAACATCTTTGATATTAAATCTATAATTCTTTTCCCCAACGTTGTATTCAAAACCTTTGAATTCGCTATTAAAAACTTGATCAGTTTTTTGGGTAAAATTACTACGACTTGTCTCAGCTGCTTTTTGAGTTACTTCTGACTCCTTGTTATACCTATCAAAGAAATTTACCGCTTTCTGTTGCTCAGTTGTGAGCTTCGATCCAGCTTTAATGTCTTGATAGTATTTAGACTTTTGCCCGTCTAGGTGGCTTTTAGCGCTGGCAACTTGCTCTTTAAGCGCTAATTTCTTTCTACGTATATCTCTATCGTCGTCTATGTCCTCGTCGAATGAGAATGTATCTTCCATTAGGAAGTTAATTTCTTCGTTATCTAGATGAGGTTTTGTTTGGTTATAATACTCTCTTAATAAGCTATTGTCATCTAATTTACTGTAATCTTGGTTAAGCTTTACGTAATCACTAATATCTCCACCAGTCTCACCCATAAAATCAACTAGTTTTTGGATGTTCTCTGGTAAAGGTTCTCCAGTTGCTTTGGCTTCTGCCACCGCTTCTAGTACGTTTTCCTCAACCTCAATAACCTTCTCCTCAGTAGCGGTAACAACCTCTTCTAGTGTTGTAGCTTCTTGTGCTTGAACTTCCGGTTGTACTTCTTCTTGTTTTTGTGTGGTGTCGGCATTTTTAACGCCATCAACCACTCCGCTGTCGTCAGCGTTACTTTCTTTAGTTTCATCTTCTTTTGGTTTTGGGGGTTTACTTAAATCAACTTTCATTACGCTGTCGTCTCCAGCAGACTCAAATTGTGTTTCATCAACTTTCTCCACATTCTCATCACCTGGATCCTGTTGGTTTACCTTTGTAATCTCTTCGATTACATTTTCATTTTCTACTTCCATAATATAATATAATAATAATTAATAATTCTAGCTAGGGTCGAAACTACCTAAATCAAATCCGCCACCTAGTATATCATTACCTGCGGACTCAAAGTTTTTAGGTGGTTTACCACCATTTCTTTGTTCAATCATCTCGCTTTGTTGAGTTGCTTGAATTTTTGTTCTTTCATCTTTACGATCTTCCTTCTCTTTCTCTCCAGCTTTCTTGCCCTCGACCTCAATACCCTTTAACCTCATGTTATATTGAAATTCTAATCCCATTAGTTCTTTTTTAAGACTAGCCTCTTGCATCATCTTCTGAGACGCAATTTTAGCTTTTAGTTGTTCCATTTGAGATTCACCCTGCAGTATCACCTGACTCTTCTGTATATCAGCCTGTGCTGCTGCTTGAGCTGATTCTTGGTTCATCTTAGCTTGAGCCTGCATGTTTTGCTGCTGCATTTTTTGATCTTTCTCCAACTTCTTGTTTCTCCTGATCTTAAGGAGTTGATTAGCTAACTTAACATTTCTAATATCCCTAAGGTCAATAGCATCAGCAAGTTCAATTACTTGTTGTTGTAATGCCATTTGGATGTTGTTTTCAAGAATCGCTTTCTCCTCGTCATCTGGCATTAACTCTATAAAGATACCAAAATCGTAAAGATGTAACTCTGACATCTCTTCTAGTGTAGCTACATTATGTGCTCCAATCGCCTGTATGAAAGCATTTTTTGTTGGAGAGTATTCTATAATATCAGATATTCTAAGTGACAAGCACTCGGCCGTATCCGATGTTAAAAACAATCCAGCTTGTAAGATATGTCTAGTAGCTGTATTGGAATTAGCCGCAGCCATTTTCTGAACACCAACCAAAGCATTCTTATCTGGAGTGCCTCCATCTCTAGCTTCATTAAGTCCGGTAACATCTCTTATCATTTGTAGGTAGTAATTATAATTACCTATAAGAGCTTGCATTTTATTTCCACCAGATCCACTTGTGATTTCTTGTATAGGAATTTTACCTGGATTCATATCACCATCACTTGTAAAGCTCCTTCCGATAATAGATCCTGTTTGGAAGTACATGTTTAAAGCTTCTTGTGGGTTATAGTTTGTTCCATTACCTAAATCTATCTCAGCCAAACCATCCGCATCAAGATAGATACCATCAGGAACCATCCTAGACATTATCTGTTGTAACTTCAAGTGTGTGAGTTGAATCATATCAGCAAACCCAGTAATTCTTTTGACTAAGGAATCTATCTTTCCATTGTACATTCTTGGAGCGACTATAGAATAATTCATTTTTACTTTAGTAAAATCACTCTTAGGTCGCATCATATTCTTTGCCATCTCCCACTTAAGCAGCTTGTCAGTACCTAAAATCATAGCACCTTCGTAAAGACACTCTATAGATCTTAATACCCTACCATACCCACCTTCCTTATCCTCTGGTGGGTTGTATTGATCGTCTCTTGGGATTATTTTATCAGCCCCACTCCCAGTCTCTTTCACTTTATAAACCTCATTCATGTAGGTCTTGTAATTGAAATATACGATTTGGACAGTATTACTGTCTTCTTGAGCTCCAGTATGTCTAGAGTTTTGATTAGACCTGTTAGTGGATTTGTTTTTCATTATATCCTCTAGATCTTCTCCTGACAAATGGGGAAACTGCTTTGACAGTTCATTTACTGGTATAGATTTAACCTCACCAACATAATATATATCCTCGAAATAAGGTGAATCTGTATAAGAATACACTAGATTTGCTGGATCCACATAATCAATAACAACTCCCTCTGATGTGTTAAAAGTAGTCTTCACGGCTCCAATCCCTAAAACAGTAAGGTCATAATAAAAACGTTTTTTAGTGAGCTCATAATTACTACCTTCCATCAATACATTTAAAGCTTGTTCTTCAGCGAGCTCCACAGACTGCTTGTAAGTAAGTTGCATGTGAAGTTTTAACTCTTCCTCTGTTTCTGGTAATGAACCCTTGTCATTCTCGTAAAGATTAACACCAAATGCCTCACCAGCAAAGTCGTTAAACTCCTTTGACCTCATGTCATTAAGTACAGACTCCATATACTCCGTTCTTTTTGCAACACCGAATGGATCTTGAGAATAAGCTTTTATATCGTATGTTCTCTCAGCAATTCCATTAACTACAATATCCACGAATTTAGAGATAATAGGGACAGGCTTCCAATCTAAATTAAGATAGGACAAATCACCGTTGATCGATAACTCATCCTTATACTTTTGAATAGACTGTTCGCCTCGAGCATACAATCTTAAATTATGAAAATCATTGTGATTAGATTTATATCTACTAGAGTTACCATCATTGAACCATTCTTGCTCTATAGCTTTACCTACTTTTAACCCATACTCATAGCTTAACTTCTCAGCGTCGCTGACTGTTTGACTTGGGAAATAACTTTTAATGCCAGACTCTGCCATATTTATTACTTGATTATTTGTGAATTATTTCCAGTATTTGTATATCTGGAAACGTTTATATTTAACTTAGGCTTTTCAACCAGTGCATTTGGTCTATATAGATGCCTGTTATTAGCCATAATAGCTAAACCAGAACTTATAGATGCATCGTGCTTTGTTCTTTTGTTTATATCGAACTTTGTCCAATCGTTCAGGAGTTCGTTAAAATAACAATCTCCGTGAGTTCCATCTTGTTTAACACCTATGTGATCTTGAATATACATCTCAATCGCAGCAGCATGTGCTTGTTTTATATCTTCACTTGAATTGGGTATCCCACCAACTTCTTTTTCTGCTACAGATAATTTATTCCATAATTTATCCGGTCTGTTCATGCTAAACCCTCTATAACCTCTTCGTCTTAAATAGTACAATAGACGTGGTTTGTTGTTCTCTGCTAATATTGGCATTCCGTAAAATACTAAAGCCATTAGAACGTCTTCAAAGAACATCTCAGCTGTCGGAGGTCTAGATAAGTATTCTAAAAAGAAACTATTAGCCGGAGCATCTTCCATTGAGAATCTAGTTAACCCGTGTAAAGCTCCTTTTGATCCTACTCCATCCACTGTTCCTGATATATCGTAACTATCACAACCAAAAGCTCCCATGTGTTCGTTTCCCGGGTGTTTAATTCCATTCTTTAGAACGACGTTGTTTTGCAACTGATTAGGCGGAACCCAACTAACTTTAAACCTACCTTTTTTATCTGGATAAAAAATTACTTGTGAATCCTTAACTCCATTAACCCATTGAAAATTACCCTGAGTAACTCCTAAAGTGTTTTTCATCTCCTCATTATAATCAATCTGCTCATACAATTTAACAAGATTAAATATACTTCCTTTTGTTTCATCTCTAAACGCGTGTTCTGTTGTTCTCGGGAATTGTCTATAAAATTCGTTGAGCCCGTCAGAATCATCCTTTAAACCATCAACTTCATTCTGCCAGTTATCTATTACACCTACATCTATTAATTCACCGTTTGGGTCGAATCGATCGATATCAGGAGTAGTGAAAACTGGAACTCCGTACTCATCAATAAATCCTTCGTAGTTCCATTCCATTGGGATAAACAGAGAGTATAAACCAGACTTTGTCTGACCGTTTCTATTTCTTTTTGTAACATCTGAGGAGTTATATAGTTTTTTAAAATTCTCTCCACCTTTATCCAAGGCGTTTGAGGTTGATCCCATCATGCACTTACCGATAATT